GCGTACATGAGCGCGATGCGTCACCCCGGCCATGAGTTCAACGCCGGTCGCGTGACGTATTTCTATGACAAACAGCACCTCTGGTACATGCTGCCCAGCGGGCGCGTGCTCTGCTACCCGTTTGCCAAGTTCGAGGGCGAGCACCTGGCCTATGCGAAGGCGTCGTGGAAGCCTGCGGCTGACGCGACCGAGTGGCCGCGTGCGCGGCTGTGGGGCGGGCTCGCCTGCGAGAATGTGACGCAGGCAAGTGCTCACGACATTCTGCGTGCTGCACTGCGTCAATGCGATGGCGTGGTGGCGCATGTGCATGACGAGATCGTGATCGAGACGGCTGAGCCTGAACGGGTGCGGGCCGAGCTTGAGCGTATTATGGTGACCCCGCCGGCATGGGCGGTGGGGTTGCCGCTCGCCGTTGAGGCCAAGATCATGGCCCGATACGGCAAATAAAAACGCCCGCTGGCAGGCGGGCGTGAACTACGGGAGAAGGTATGAATTTCGAGCAGTATATCATCGACCTCGCACCAGAGGGCGAGACAGCGCTTTTTGTGCGCCAGAAGCCACGCCGGGACGCGAACGGCGAATTGCAGTACCACGCTGACGGCGCGTTGAAGGCGTCATGGCCGGCATCGTTGCCGGACCTGTCGCGGGTGCGTGAGGGCGCTTGGTACGGCAATACCGGGTCGTTCGTCATCGACCGATTCGAGCAGGGGCGCCCGTCTGCGAGCGCGGCCAATGTCGACTATGTGCTGGTCATGGTGCTGGACGACGTGGGCGAGCCCAGCAAGGCGCCGCGCACCTCGCCTGTCCCGCCGACTTGGATCATGGAGACGTCGGCCGGGTCGTATCAGTGGGGCTATGCCTTTGACCCCGAGGATCAACCGACCAAAGCGGCTTATAGCGCCGCTATCCGCGCGATTGCCGAGGCCGGCTACTCGGACCCTGGCGCGATCAATCCGGTTCGCAACTTCCGCTTGCCGGGCTCGGTCAACCTGAAGCCGGACAAGGGCGGCTTTCAAGCGCGTCTCGTTGAGTTTCACCCCGAGCGGGTCTATCGCCTGCCGGACCTTTGCGCCGCGCTGGGTGTCGACCCCGGCCCGGACGACAGCGCGGGCGTGCGGCCCGTGCGCCTGTCGGACGATGGGGCTGATGACGTGCTCGCGTGGCTGTCGGCGCAGGGTCTGGTGCTCGCGCGCCCGAACCCGGAGGGCTGGGCTGGGGTTGTATGCCCGAACAGCGCCGACCACAGCGACGGGAACCCCGAGGGCCGGTATCTGGGCCTGACACGCGCGTATTGCTGTTATCACGGCCATTGCGGCGACTGGGACAGCGCCCGGTTCCTCGCATGGGTTGCCGAGCAAGGCGGCCCGCGTCACACGCCTGGCCTGCGCGACGAGCTGCTGACGCAGCGCATGTCCGAGGTCATGTCGCGCCTGACGCCGACCGAGGATTACCCGGACGCTGCGGCTGCGGTCGTGGCCGAGGTCGAGCGCCGCGAGGCCGGACGGTTAGAGAAGGCCGAATGGTTTGAACGGTATGCCTATGTCGCGGACGGGGATTGCTACTTTGACCTAATCGAGCGCCGGGAGCTGATGCGCCAGACGTTCAACGCGCTCTACCGGCATGTGACGTGCTGGTCGGTTCACGCCACGGGCGCGAAGAAGCGCCGGGTTGAGGCATCTATCAGCTTTGACGAAAACAGGCAGGACATGGGCGCTCGCGTGTTGGCGGGTCTAACCTATGCTGCGGGCGAATCGATCATCTGCGCCCGTGACGGGCTTGCATTCGGGAACCGGTGGCGTGACGCGCGCCCCGAGGGCCGGTCTGGTGACGTGTCGCCGTGGCTGGCGCATGTCGAGCACTTGGTGCCTGACGCGCGCGAGCGCGAGCATCTGTTAAACGTGCTGGCCTTTAAGGTCCAGCATCCGCGCGTTAAGGTCAATCACGGTATCTTGTTCGCGGGCGTGCCGGGTTGCGGTAAGGATTCTCTTTTTGCCCCTTTCCTGTACGCGATCGGCGGCAAAGACCTTGGAAACGTGGCGCTGGTGCGGAACGAGGAGGTGACGTCGTCGTGGGGCTATGCGCTTGAGTCTGAGGTGCTTGTCGTTAATGAGCTGCGTCAGGCCGAGGCCAAGGATAGGCGCGCGCTTGAGAATCAATTGAAGCCCTTGCTGGCCGCGCCACCTGAAGTGCTGCCCGTCAATCGCAAGTATCTTGCGCCTTACATGTCGGCGAACCGCTTGCTAGTGGTCGCATTCTCTAATGAGCGGATACCGATTGCGTTGCCTAGTGACGATCGACGCTGGTTCGTTATCTGGACGTCAGCGCCCCGTATGACCGAGGCGGAATCGAGCGCGTTGTGGGCATGGTATATGGCGGGCGGACGTGAGACCGTGGCCGGCTGGCTGCGCGCCCGTGATGTCTCGGCATTCGAGCCTGGCGCAACGCCCATGGTGACCGAGGCGAAACGGATGATGACCGAGGCGGGCATGTCGCCTGTCGAATCGTACCTTCTGGAGCTTATCAGGGGCCGCATAGGCGAATTTTCTTCTGGTGTGGTGTCAGCCCCTTGGCAGGAACTTTGTGGCCGTCTGAGCGCCCTTGCGCCGTCCGGGGCGCGGGTGCCCGTGAGCGCGTTATTCCACGCGCTGGCCGAGGGTGGATGGTTGGATTGCGGGATGTGTCACTCGCGCGAGCATCCCACGAAACGGCACATCTACTGCGCACCAGACCTTGCGGAGCTGGGCAAAGCGGAGCTTAGGCGATTGTCGGAGCGCCCGCCGGGTGGTGGCGCTTTGCGCGCCGTCAAATAAAAAAGGGTGCCTTCGGGCACCCTTGTTGTTTGTGGGAAGGGTTAGAGTCGCAGCGCGACGGCCAGCACCGCGACTAGTAGACCGACTAGGATCGCTGCGATCATAGGATGTTAAGGCGCTCGGCGATCGCCGGGCGATTGACGATCAACCAGCGCGCGAACTTTACAGTCTGCGCAGCGCGCGCATAGGAATGCGGCCATGCGCGCGACGGCGAACGGATCGTCGCAAAATATTCGGCGACGTCATCGCAGGGATACCAGCGGCCGGCGCCGTCGGTCTTGCCGATCGCACGGATGTCTTGCCAATTTAAATTTTTCATGTTGAAAGCCCTATAAAGAGTACAGTGCCCAGCGCGATGCCGGCGCCAATGAAAATAGCCCATTCGATGAGATTTGAAGGCATGTCAAAACCCTCCACGGGCTGAGCAATACGGGTCCGAGGCGGGTTCATCTTGATCTGTCCACCAAGGGTCCGGGTCCACGCCGCACTCAAGGCGAACGTATAGGGACAAGCTGCCGTCAGCGCCGCGACGGGTCCAATAGTCGATAATCTCGCCGGTTGCCTTAGCGGCGCGAACGAAGGCGATTGCGTCGTGTAGTGTCATAATCAGGCCCCTACGTATTTGACAGTAGCGCCGCGGCCATGCTCGCGGCGAAGGGCGCGCATGCGATCGGCGACCAACTTGCGGAGTGCAAGTGAGCGCGCGGTACGGTGCGCGGGTAGCAGACGAAAGTGCAATAGCGGGCTATCGCCAGTAGTCGCGTGCGCAGCGAGCGGGTCAAGACCGACTAGGCGCGACAATTCGCGCGCCGTGGTGACATGCACGCGATAAACGGGGCGATTTAGCCATTCTTCAAATGTCATACTGTCACCTCTTTATCGCCGAGAAATACAAAACAGTCGCCGCGCCCGTCAGGCGCGCCGCCGCGTACTAGCCTGCCTGTCCAGCCATATTGGCGCGCCAGAGCAAGCGCCGCCTCAAGGTGCGAATCGTCGGCGCTCCAATGGCTGATCGTGACGGGCCGCACGCCCTCGGCGCTTGCGCGCACGCGCGCCTCGCGCGTCTCGGTGGCAGGAATGTATCGGGTGCAGATTGCTTTCATGGTGTCAGTCTCCAAGGGTTGATGGTCAGGCGAGTTCAGTCTGGACATGCAAATACTGAGAATGCGTGTCGTCGTCCCAATGATCGATGAAACAACACGTCGCGCCCGAGCGCGAATCGTAGCGGCCGCCACCAACCGAACGGAAGCTGAGCCCCGAATCACGATTGATGCGGATCAGCGCGCCGCGCTCGGACGTGGCGCGCACCTTGTGGCGCGTGACCCATGAATAGTTCGCCTCACCGGCAAAGGTGTCGGTAATCTCAATGAAAAAATAGGCCATGTCAGTCTCCAAGGGTTGAAAGCGCGCCTCGACATGAGGCGCGCGGGTTAGTTAAACAATCCAATCAGGCGAGCGGGTGAGACCGTGCGCAGCTGCGATCGCTGCAATCTCGCGTTGTTGCGTCGCGCGCATCGCGGAACGATGCAAGGCGGAGAGAATCCGCGCGGCATAGTCAGCGCCGAGGATCGGCATGCGCGCCAGTGTGGTGTTGACGGTAGTGGTTTGGTGTTTGGTCATGTCGTCGGCTCCTGGGTTGTTGGCGCGCTCACGCGAGCGCATGGACAGCATCTTGCCACAACATTTGTGGCAGTGCAAGCGGTGCTCTAAAGTTTGTATCGTTTTTTACTACCCCACGCAAAACGTGCAGCAGAGCGCGACAAGTCTTGTGGCGTGGGCAGATTAGGGCGCGTGGGGGATAGGGGCGTGGGCGGCGCTGGATATAGGCGCCCCCCTAGGGTGGGGTACTGTGGGGTAATAGGTAGTATCTTAAAAATGTTTTGTGTTTATACTGTATATATATACAGTAGTGTAAATTATAGGGATTTTTTTTAGGGGGGTGCCCCAACTACCCCAACTACCCCACAGCCCCGCGCCGACAGCTCCACGCCCGCAGCCGGGTGCTGTGGGGTACCCCGTGCAAAACTCAAGAGCAATCAGGCACTGGGCTACCCCACGCCACCCACGTTTACGCAACCAAGTGATACCAGGCAAGCGTCCTTCGATTAGTGGGGTACTACCCCACAGCACCCCACGGGCTACCGGTTGGCGGGGCGTTACCCCACACTGCCCACGGCTGACGGCTGACGGCTGACGGATCGGGGCCGCGTGGCGAGAGCCCACGGTGAGGGCCGGCGACCGGGCCGGTCAAAAACGGAGGGGTCGCACAAATTTTTTTGCAAAATGCTATAATTACTTGTAACACTATTTGCAGCACATCATCTGGCCATGACCTTCCAATCCTTGCCGCTCACCGCGCGCAAACTAGAGGCGACCGAGGCGCGTTTGCAGCGCATCTACGAGGCTGCCAAGTTGGGTCTAAAGGGTGACTCGCTGGCGTTGAAGGCTGGCATGCTGCCGACCGAGTATCGGCGTCTGTGCGAGATGGACCCCATCGCCGAGATGGCAGAACAGAAGGGACGCGCTGACGCAGAAGGGGCGCTTGCGGCTGTGATGATGGACGCAGCTATGTCAGGCGACACCAAAGCGGCGCTAGAGATTCTTCGTCACCGACACGATTGGGTGGCTAAGCAACAAGTGCAGATCGACGTAGCGCAGCAGATCAGCGTAATATCCGCGCTTGAGAAAGCAGAGCAGCGCGTCATCGACGTGCAGGTAACAGAACACAAGCAGGAGTATCTGGAACATGCCCCAGAACGCACTCGCGCCAATGTCCGCTAACAGCTTGCAACTTATGGTTGGCGCCACCCCTAACATGGCGCCCTCAGCCATTACTCGGCTTTCTTCTGCCGAAGAAAAGCAATTTCAAAGTTGGATTCGATCTACTGACTGGTTCAAAGAATTTTTTAACGAGTACAAAGAAGAGCCAGATTTAAATACGACTGACTATGACTATCGAGCAGCTTGGAAGGGAGGCATTAAGCCTGAGCGCGACCCGCACGATAAAAACAGATACCATTGGCCTTCGTCTCTTCCAGACGGGTCTATGTTGAAGTCCGAGCAACACCCAACTGCTTGGAAAGAATACTTTATGCGGCAAACCGGAAAGAATCCTGACGCGCTTGGACTGACAAATCAGCAAGACGCAGACGCTTATTTACGCATGGCTCCTGCGGTGCGCTGATGCAGCAGCCGATCTACAACGCCTCTGATGAAATGCTCTTGATGACGCGGCTCTGGCAGCCGCGCATCAAAGACGACCCGGAAGCGTTTGTAAACTTTGCGTTCCCGTGGGGGCAGCACGGCACGCCACTGGCCAACTACAAAGGCCCGCGCAAGTGGCAGCGCCAGGTGCTGCGGAAAATTACGCAACACATCAAAGACAACAGTGGGCGGGTTGATTACAACGTCTTGCGGTCTGCGGTAGCGTCAGGCCGGGGAATTGGCAAATCTGCGCTAGTGTCATGGCTTGTGCTGTGGATGCTTTCGACGCGCATAGGATCCACGACGATCGTGTCGGCTAACAGTGAGGCGCAGCTCCGGTCAATCACTTGGTCAGAGATCACCAAGTGGCTGGCGATGATGATCAACAGCCATTGGTTTGAGATCAGCGCAACCAAAGTCGCGCCGGCTAAATGGCTGGCGGAGATCGTCGAGCGGGACTTAAAGAAAGGCACGCGCTTTTGGTCGATTGAAGGGCGTCTATGGTCGGAAGAGAACCCGGACGCTTACGCCGGTCTGCACAACTTGGACGGCGTGTGTTTGATCTTCGATGAGGCGTCAGGTATTCCAGACTCGATCTGGCAGGTGGCCGCCGGCTTTTTCACAGAAAACACGCCGCACAGGTTCTGGTTTGCCTTTTCCAATCCGCGCCGCAACCAAGGCTATTTCTTTGAGTGCTTCAACTCAAAGCGCGACTTTTGGTCGACCGAGAACATCGACGCCCGTGATGTCGAGGACACTGACAAACAGGTCTACGAGCAGATCATCGCGGAGTACGGCGAAGACTCGATACAGGCCAAGGTCGAGGTGTATGGGGAATTCCCCAGCGCAGGCGACGATCAGTTCATTGGACCCGCGCTGGTCGATCAGGCGTTTGGCCGACCCAAGTACAAAGACGAGACAGCGCCAATTGTGATCGGCATCGACCCAGCCAGGTCGGGCGGTGACTCGACGGTCATCGCGGTGCGCCAAGGGCGTGACATCATCGCGATTAAGCGGTACCGGGGTGATGATACGATGACGACTGTGGGGCACGTCATCGACGCGATCGAGGAATACAAACCGACGCTGACGGTGATTGACGAGGGCGGGCTGGG